ATGAGGGCCTGCCGCTGATGATGAGCTGGCACCCCTCGTTCATCCTTCGAGGAATGACGCAGGAAGAACCGACCTGGGTCAACGACTTGGCGAAGGCGCTCTCCCTCGCCCAAGGCAAGACGAAGCTCATCAAGACGAACTTCAAGCTTTTCCCTTCGATCGCTGAGATCGAGCGGTGGACCAAAGAGCTGCTCGCATCGAAGGCGCTCATCGGAGTCGATATCGAGACGATCGGCTTCCGCGCTTTCGAGGCCCGCATCATCGTGGTAGGGATCGCAACCTCGAAGAGCGACGCCTTCTCGATCCCCTTTCTGAAGAAGGGCGGGGTAAGCTACTGGAGCGAAGTGAGCGATGAGAAACGCGCCTGGGAGTGCGTCCGTAAGCTGATGGTGCAGTGCCCCACGATGTTCCAGAACGCGCCCTACGACATCGTCCACCTCACGAACGCGGGCTGCCCGATCCTGAAACTGAAGCACGACGTACTGCTGGCGCACCATGCTCTTTCACCCGAGCTGCCTCACTCCCTCGAGTACATCGCGAGCTGCTTCGGCTCAACCCCAAATTGGAAGGACGCCGTCAAAGGCGATGCCCGCCGGATGATCGAGATGGAAGATACGAAGCTCCGCACGTACAACCTGAGGGATTGCGTGGTGCTCTTCCAGTGCATCGAGCCGATCCTCAAAGAGCTTGAGGTCGATGGGACGCTCTCTGTCTACGAGCAGCTCTCAATCCCCCGCGTCGAGCTTTCAGTCGAGCTGACGCGAAATGGCGTCCACGTCGATCCCAAGCTGGTCGCTGCCTGGAAGAAAGACCTCGAGAAGCGCGCTACGAAGATCGAAACCGAAATGCGGGTGATCATACGAGCCCCTCTCAGCTTCAGCTTCTCGAGCGGAATGATGATGCGCTGGTTGCTTTTCAGGACTGAGCCGGCGAGCCTCGCGAAGAAGCGCACTGAACTGGCCTCACTCAAGCGAAAGGACACCAAGAAGTTTGCTCAGCTCGAAGCCTACATCAAAGCCTTCAACGTCGAGCCCTTTCCCCACGTTTTCATCAAGGTGAAAAAGACCGAAACCGGCCTCGAGTCGATCAACGAGCTTTCGCGGATGGCGCTTACGCTGGGGATCAACAACCGACTCGCGGCGCTCGCAGGGCTCAAGCGGCCGACGCCGGAGCACGAGCTGGAGCGCACTGAGCTTGAGCGGTTCCGCCACTTCATCGCCCGCTTCGGCGACTGGCAGGAGGTCACCAAGCTCAGCTCAACCTACGCCAACCCACCGATCGGCCCGGACGGCCGCGTCCACCCCTGGTATTCAATACACGGGACGGCAACAGGAAGGCTTAGCTCTCGCGGCCCCAACTGGCAAAACGTTCCCGCGCACTCGGAGCTTTCGCACGGCTTCCGGCGTGCGGTCAAACCGGAGCCCGGTTACGCCTTCGTCAAGGCTGACTATTCGAACCTTGAACTGCGCGTCCTGGCTTACGCGAGCAGCGACGAGAAGCTCCTCAGCGATTTCCGCAACGGCCTCAGCGTCCACGACGAGCACGCGAAACTGTTCATCCCTGGGATCACACCGGCTGACTCTCGCTGGAAGGCAGTTCGCGACGCGACCAAGACATTCAACTTCGGCTGCTTCGCCTACGGTGGGACGCTGCGAGGGATTTTCGAGAAGATCATCGTCCAGATCCCCGAGCTTGGACTTACCTGGAGTCACTTCTCCCAGGTTGCCGAGCGCATCTTCGCAATCCACCCCGGCTACCTCAAGTGGAAAGCTGAGATGATTCGCCAAATCCACGAGACGCGCTGCGTCGCAAGTGGCTTCGGGCGCAAACGCTACCTGCTTGGCTCGGACAACGACATCGAGCGCGAGGGCCTCAACCACCCGATCCAGAGCACCGCCGGCGAGTTGGTCCTCGAAGGCCAGCTTGAGCTTCTCAATAAGCTACGCAAGACTGATCCTGATTCGCGCATCGTAATGAGCGTTCACGATGACATCGTCGTCGAGGCGCCGAAGGCACACGTCGACTCCGTTGCCAAGCTGATGGAAACGGTTCTCGCTCATCCTCGCGACATACCGGGGTGGGGCATCAAGGGAGGTAGCTTCCCGATCGAAATCAAGACATCCTCAGTTTCGTGGCAGGACATGGTAGATTGGGAAGGGGGGAGGAATGGCAAAGTGGCAACCGTACCAGGAAGACGGAAGGCCCAACCCCTTCAATGAAAACGATGACCCAGCTAAGTTTTGGAAGGAAGACCCCGGTGACATCGCGTTGCCTTCGCCCGGCCTCATCACGGACTTCGTCTACTACATGAGAGGGACCGAGGCGCCGACGCTGTTTCAGATTTGGTCGATGCTCTTCGCGATCTCGACCTGCGTGAAGCGCGAAGCGTGGCTGCGTTTCGGCGACGACCTACTTTTCACCTGCTTCTTTACGTTGCTCGTGGGGCCGGCGGGAATCGTCAAGAAGAGCTTCTCAATCGCGAAGGTGATTCGCGTCATCCAAGGGATGCGCCGCTACATCAAGGATTCACAGTTGAAAGAGATGAAGCACATCTCTCTCGTGACGGGAAAAGCGACACCTGAGGCGCTCCTCGAAGCACTCCTCCCCAAGATGAAACGCGGCCCCGAGTTTGATCTCCGCGCAAAGGACGGCTCGGTGCTACGCGACTCGCGGGGAAAAGTCATCCGCTACAAGAAAACCTCAGAGGCAGGAATCGCTCTCAGTGAGCTGGCCGCAACCGTAGGCAAAAAGGACTACTCGCGTGGCCTGATCGAAGACTTGCTTGACCTCTACGATCCGAAGGAAGTTTGGCCTTGGCGCACCGTGGGGCGTGGCGTGGCGATCCTCCGCAAGACCCACACTACCCTGATTGCGGCGACCACGCCTGCAGGTTTTCGCGACTCCGTTCCTGCTGTCGCCCACAGCGACGGCTTCGTCTCACGCTGCGCGGTAGTGTTCCAGAATCGGACCGCACGGCGCTTCCGCCGCCCCGTCGCAGTCACCAACGGCCCCTCGATGGAAGACCTGAGACGCCGCTTGGCCTGGGTCGTCGAGAACGCCATCGGTGAGTTCGACCTGACGCCTGAGGCAGATGCCTACTTCGAGCACTGGTACGATCGGTTCGCTGACCGGCGCGAAGCCAACCCTCACCTCGCCGGCTCCTGGAGCCGCATGGATATACTCTTGATGCAGGTCTCACTCCTGTTACGCTGCCAGCGCTACGACGCCGACCCCGAGAACCGAACCATCGAGCTTTGTGACATCCAGGACGCCGACAAGCTCCTGCGAAAGACGCACAACGAGGCGACACCCCTGCTGCGTAACCTCGCCAACGGCTCGAACCCTGAGGCGATCGCCAGGATCGAATACTTCTTGAGGAAGCAAAAGAAGCCGAACCGCGTCGCCGTCCTGAAAGGCGCGCACGTACTGGCGGCTGACCTGGACGCTGCCCTCGATCAGCTCGTCCAAGAGGATCGCGTTCGCATCCGTTTCAACGGAAAAGACGTAAACGTTCCTACGAAGAACGGAGGAGAAACCTATGAGTGGGTCGGAGACATCTGGACCGAAGAAGAAGCGCCGTCGCCTGAAGCCGGAGGAGAGAGCGAAACTTGAACGCAGGATCCTGAAGACCTACGCCGTCTTTCCCTCAGTGCGAAAGACCGCTGCGCTGACCGGCGAAAACCGCAACTTCGTCTACGACGTACTGCGTGAGAACGGCGTCTCTCGCAAGACCACCACCTCGGTACTGCGTCTGACCGGCCGCGAGAGCCACGATTATGGAAGGATTGCTGACTGGCTCAAGCGCCACCAAGACAGAAAGATCCCTCACGACTACGCCAAGCTCGCCGAGGTGATCGGCGTTACCAGGAACGCTCTCAAGTGCTACTTCTATCGGCGCCGCCGCTCAGTCCTCTCTGTCCTTCGGACGCTCCCGAACCTGACAGCTACCAACGTTACGCTCGCTGACGAGGCCGGCGCCATCGTAGCCTGTTCCAGCCTCGAATCCTACGAGTACCTGATCGACCGCGTCACGCTCGACGTTTCTGTTTGGGCAACCCTTAGGGACGGCTCAACCCGCGTCTTCCCGATTCCCAACTGGCGTGACTTCGCAAACCGCGTTGGAGGCCCCAAATGACAAAAGACGGTCAGTTCGAGTTTGCAGATGTTCTGCCCAAGCGCTACGGAGAAAGGTGGACTCGAATCCACCTCTCTCCCGAAGAACTGAAAAGGCAACTCAGTCAGTCTACTGATCCGTTTGTGGCGTTGTGGTCAAGGCGAGAAAAGCCCGCCAGTAGTTCCTCGCGTTGAATGCCTCGACAGCCTTCCCCATGTAGTACGCCTGGGTCGAGACCGGCAGGATCCCAGGAAAGTTCAGGTGCGCGCCGCCTTTGTTGAAGATGACTGGCGAAACAGAGCGCTGCAGCTCATAGCGAGCCTGCTGCCCCTTGTAGCCCGTGTCCGCTGCCTGCAGCAGGTTGACTGCGATCCCAAAGTTGGGGCCACCACCGAAGAGCGCGGGCATCCCTGGGATGAAATCCATCGCCTTGATCCCGACCGCAGTGAGTGCTGCCTTGATCGCGAGGTTGTTCCCGATGAACCGCCCGATGAACGCCAGCTTATCGCCGGCCGTCCCGTTCTTCAGCCCTCGGTAGATGTTATTCCTGTAGGCAGCGCTGTACGTCCCGTACTGCCCGAAGAGCTTCGCCAAAAAGGACTGCGAGTAGAGCATCGGCTGGTTCGCGCTGTTCCAGTCGAACATCGTCTCCTGCACGAGCTTCGACGAAAACAAATACTTCGCCTGAGCAATCGCTTCCGGCGCGTCCGTCGCAATCAGCGCCTTCACCTGTTGGACGATCTCGGGGTTCGTATCCTTGATGAGATGCAAACCTGCGTAGCGCTCGAACTTGGCCGCATCGACGACGCCATCAGCGCCAGTGAAAACACCCTTCCTCAGCTTCGCGATCGCCTCGGTGAACCTGATGTCAACCGAGCCGTAAGCAATCGCCCGGCTCAAGTCGTCAGCGTTCTTGAACCAAGAGAGCGACTTCGATACCAGCTTGCCGATCGGCGTCGAGTCGCGGATTAGCTCGTTCACTACGGGGGGCACGTCTGAAATCACTCCCAGCTTCCTCAGCATCACGAAGTAGGGCTCGCCGGCGCCCTCGATCAGCTTGATTCCTTGGCGAGTCCAGTCGTTGCCGAACCGCGCCGAGAACGTCGAGAAAATCTGAAAGCTGTTCCTGATCGCGCTCATCGGCCGAAAGCCCATATTCGTCATGTAGCTCAGGCTGAAGTACAGCTTCATGATGTTGTCGCCTTTCATGATGTCCTCAGCACTGGTCGCACCCAGCGCCCGCATCATCGAGCGGCCAAACTGCTTCGCTGTCTTCTCCCCGTTCGTCGTGTAGATGCCGAGGGCAACTGCACGGAATCTCTGGATCCTTTGCTCTACCTCACCGGGGATCGACCCCTTGTTCACCGTCAAATACTGGTCAAGCGTCTGCCACGAGGTCCCCACGTAGAGCTTCCGGTTCCCTGCCGCCGTATACTTCATCAGCACGCTCAAAATGTCATCGTCGCGTGCGATGTTGAGAAGCTCACTGGCGCGCTCCTTCTCGAACCATGGCCTCAGCTTCGAGGGAACGCTTTTCGCGAACACCGTGTTGAGCACATCGGAGCCCTCGATCAACCTCATCGACTCCGCAGGGTGCTCCCGCGCCCAAACCCTGATTCTACTCATGTACTGCTGCTCGAACTCGTCCCACGAGATCCCGTACTTGCGGGCGAGCCCGGAGACTGCAGTGCGGTCCTGGCGCCCCAACAAGTTCCGGATCTGCGTCTCCATCCTCCGCTCATCGGCGCTCAGTGGCCCGAACTGCTTGAGTGCGTTCAGTCGCTCCGTATCGTCCTGAGCCCCCATATGATAGAAGAGAGCTTGCCGGCGATCCTTCACCAGGAGCTTGCTACTGCCCTCCGGCGTCAGGATCCTCTCGATCACCTCGTAGGTCGAGTGGGTGTCGACGGCTGCTGCGTCAATCGAGCGCCTGAACTCAATCAGATGCTGCTTCAACTCTTTCAGGCCCATCTTATCGAGCGTCGCATCGCGCCAGTAGTCGAAGGAGCTGGTCTGCGATCTCAGCACATCACGCACGTTTCCCACGATCTGCTCGGTCGGCTCGACCTCGTAAAGTTTCGGATTCCACGTCGCAAGATCCTGCCTCAGCGACTTCCACTGCGCCATCAGCTTCGGATCAAGCTGCTTCGTCAGCTCTCGCGCCTCTGCGCTCACCGCAGGGTCAAGCTCCTGGAATAGGTCAGGGGCTCCATCCGGGTCCGGATACGCCTGCAGCACCGTTGCAAGCGATGCCTCATCCGCCGCCGTGGTGATCCTGTTCCCATCGTTCACTACGTAGAACAGTTTGCGGTCGAACTCGAGCTTGAGCCCCTTCTTCGCTGCGATCTCCCCGAGCGTCTTCAGGTCCGTAACGCCCTTTCCCAACGCCTGCTTCGCCTCAGCCATCGTCTCGAAGTTGAGCGTGGTCCCGTAGCGCGGCAGTGCCACCTGCACCCCACCGTCGCTCCAGGTGCGAATGACAGCGCCCTTGAAGCCCTGGGGAACGCCCAGCTTCGCCAGCTCCTGAGGATCCTCGAACTTCGACAAGATGCCCAGAACGTCCTTCGCGTCGCCCCTCAATACCTTCGCGTCGAACTCAAGCGTTGCCACCGTCGGTGACATCGTGATTCGCGGCGGCGCGTACAGGTTCGAGACCTTTACCGCGTCGAGCTGAAACCGATCCACGACCGCAGCTACGTCAGCGAAGGTTTCCTCCTTCGCAAGCCCAGCCCCCCGCGCAACGTAACCAGTGTCTGTCTTCGTGAGCCGGATGCCACGCATCGCCAGCTCTCGCGTTACTGAGCCGTCCGAAAGCATGAACTTGCGAGCCTCCGCGTAGGCGTCCTCGAGCCGCTTGGCGACGACCGGCCCGTGCCCAGGCATCGTCACCACGTAGCTGCCATCCGCCGCCCTCACAAGCGTTCCCTTGAGCTTCTCCTCGATCGTTCCCTTGAGCCAAGCCTCTTGGACCCACGCAGCGCCCTTCGGCTCGGCGAGTATTGCCTGCGTCTTTGCGATCGCATCCTGGATTGCCGCCGGCGACGCCTCCGACTTGACGACGCCTCTCACCGCCAAGCCCATCCCCGGCCGCGCCGTCGGCTCCAAGTCTCTCAACGTGTTGACGAACTCCTCGACGAACTTGCGCTGCGACGCCGGATTCGTGATCGTCCTCGGCACGACGATGAGGATATCGTTCGTCTCACGCGCCCGGCTCATCGCAACCGAGGCGCTCGGCGGCTTCGTCAACCCAACCCACTGCTGCTCCCTCGCCACCGCCTCGAGCGAATCAGTCGACTTCGCCAGAACCACCCTTACGCGCTTGGCGTCTTCCGTATCCGCGAGCGCCATCTTCGCGAGCGTCGTCAGCGTTTCAGGGTCCAGCTCGCCTTGGCTCGCGTGCGCGAGCAGCCTCCCATAGGCTGTAGGCGTTGCCGAAAGCCGCTTCAAGTCGATCGTCGTCTTCACCTTGGCGACCGCGAACGCTTCCGGGTTCGCGCTCTCGAGACTCCGGCTCATCCACGAGGCCTTCGACGCGATGCGCCCCGTTCTTGCATCCACGGAGCCCGCGATGAACTTCACCGACTTCGGCAAGAAGGTCACAACGTCAGAACCGATAACCTTCCCATCGAAGCCCATCCCCAAAAGGTATCGGCTGACGAGAACGTCCTTCGCCTCAGTCGAGCCCTTCGCGAGCGCCAATTCCGCCGCTGTCGACGCCTCAGCAATCGCCTCCGGTGTCGCGGGGTTCCTAACGATGACGATTGCGTTCCCACCCGCGTCCTGAGCGAACTGCCTGATGCCATTCTGAGGCAGCATCGACTTCTGCGCCAGGATGCGCGTCACCGCCCCCTCGTCAACCGGCACCCGTACCTTCAGGGCGACCGCGTCCGGCATCTCAGGGGAAGCCACTGAGCCCAGAATCCTATCAGCCTCCTCAGCGCTCACGAACGAGCGATTCGAGGGCGTAACGAAGCCTCGAGCGACCCTGGCGCCCGTGCCCGTTGCCCGCGCATCGAGCGCCGCATTCGTCGCGTCGACCGTCTTCCCGTAGCGGAGGATCCAATCGTAATCCGCCATGAAGATGGCGCGCTGCTCCGCCGGCAACGCCTCCATTTGCTTGACCGCAAGCGCACTCAGCTCGTCGATCAGCTCGTCGTGCGTCTTGAAAAGCGCATTCGACAGGTTTCCCGACTCGGGGTCAATCTTCCACAGCTTGAATCCGTTCGGCTTCTCCGCAACGACAACGCCGTGCATCATGCCAGCGCTCCAGATCGTGCGATCAAGCGGTCTCGTGTCCAAATCAGTCAGGTTCATCCCGATGTCAGTGAGGCGATTCTTCATCGCCCCCGTATCCTGAACCAATTCAGGGAGTGACTTCATCAGCTCAGGGGGGACGTTCCTCACTGTCGGTGCGAGCTTGATTGCTTCGTTGATATCTCCACGTCTCAGCGCATCATTCAACTTCTCGAGCTGCGCTCCACGCCCAAAGGTCCGCTTCCCAAACAGGAAGATCGCTGGCAGTATCTCACGTCCTGCCATCCCCAACGTGAAGTCAAGCAAGGCACCCTGACCCATCGTCGTCAGGATCTCACTCGCGGTCTTTGCCTCGTTTCCGTTCCTCGCCAGCATCGCAGTCACGTTCCGGTTCGCGACCTGCAGAAGACTCGCTGTCAACGTCTCCGCTGCCTGCGGCACGACCGTACGCGCAAGAAACGTCTTGAATACCGTAGGCGCTGTGCCTGCAAGTCGTGCTCCTAACGTCCGTCCGACCGCGTTCCCCACGATGTTCGGGACCGCAATCATCATCGGAACGGTCGAACTGAGTGACGAAAGTACCGTTCCAACCTTCTGTGCCCTCGCCATCGGCGCGAACTTGGGATCAGTCTGACCCCTGGTCGCAACGTACTGCGCCACCTTGTTTGCATCGCTCCCGATCAGGAGCGCCTTCGGTGGATCGTAGGGCAGCTTCGCGCCAAGCCGCTTCAAGCCCTCCCTTACTGCCCTGTTGATGTTCGCTGCCCAGCCCGCCTGAATGCCTGCCTGCTCGAAGGCCACATTCGACAGGAACTTCGCCGCGCTCTCACTCCCCGCATCAATCTGCGCGACCGTCGCCCTGAGTTGCGTATCCGCCTCGTGGTCCTGCAGCACAGGCGGTCTCACTACCATCTGTCGGATCGCCTCAGCCTGGAAGCCCTGGTCCTTCTCGGCAAACCCTGGCATCGCCGGTAGGATCTGATCCGCGAGCGCCTTCCTTACTTCGATCTGCTCCGCGTAACTCAGCGCTGCGAACTTCGGGTCGCCCTCAAGCTTCCCGTAAAGCTCTAACGCAGTCATCGCGTCGTCGGCGCCAACACGCCGCCTGCCTGCAGATACGCCTGGACTGCCGGCGAGTTCTGCGCCGCCGTCCCCACCGGCGCTACTGATCCACCCAAGTCGAACCCGCGAACCACCCTCTCAGTCCCCGGCACGTTCGTTGTCCCCTGCGTAAAGAGTCCCAGGATGCGCCTCAGGAGCGACGGCTGATCGAGTGTCTTGATGTCCTCGATGGGCCACCCGAACATCTGCGACGTGATCTGAAGGTAAAGCTCGTGGTTTTTCCTGAATACCTCTTGGCTCTCAGGCCCTGTCGAGATTGCCTTCTGGTATGCTGCCGCTGCTGCTGCCGGATCCTTCGGGTTCGCTGCAACGAAAGTCTTCATGTCGGCCTCTTCGCGATCCGAGAACTCCTTCCAAATCTTGAACTTCGTCTCAAGTTCGGCGTTGCCGCCCGCCGAGGCCGCCTTCACACCTGCGATCATCTGATCATAAACGAGTCCTGCCGCGTTGAGCCCGAGCGCTGCCCACTTCTGCTTCAGCTCCTCAAGTGAGACCTGGAACTGCTTCTCAAACTGATACTCGCTCATCCCAAGCTGCCTCTGGATCACCCTGAAGTCTCGATCCGCCTTCAACGCTCCCTCCGCCTCCGGGCTGTAGTACGCCGCTCTCACCGCAGGCGGCAACTGCTCAGGCGGCATGTTGAGAACGTTTGCGACGACGTTCTTCACCGTCTCCTCATCGGTACCCGCGTAGGCCGCGAGCTTCTCCTTGTCCGCTGCTGAGAGTGACTTGAACGAGAGAATCATCCGCCTCTCAGCGTCCCTCACTTCGTTGTACGCCCTCTTTTCCTTCCCACTCAGCCCCTCAGACACGAGCGTCCCGTTGTTCAGCTTCTCCAGCGTGCTGAACGCCAGCTCCTGCATCTCCGGCGAGAGTCCCTTCGCGTACGCCGCCAGATACGATCGAATCTCACTCGAAGCTCCTGACGTTGCCACCGCCCCCGCCGCCGTCGGCGCAGTCGGCGCAGCAGCCGGCGCGGGCGCTCCTGCCTGAGTTGCCTGCCCGTAGCCGCTCTCGTAGAGCTTCGTCGCAGCCGCTGCGAACTTCCCATTGTCTACGACTGTCAGCGTCCCTGGTTCGAACGCACTCGGATCAATCTGCTGTATCCTCTGGTAGACCTCGAGTGGGTAGCCTCCCACCGAAGTCGGCGTTCCTGTCGCCTTGAGCGCAGCGCTGATCGCGCCCCAATCTCCCGTAAGGGGAGCCGGCGCCGCCGCCGGCGCAGGAGCCTCAACCGACGCTGCCTCGACTGTCGGCGTCTCGCCCGTTCCATAGGTCTGAGCGATCCCCGCCTTGATCCGGCTGAACGCTTCATCAGGACCCTTCCCCGCCGTATCGACCGCAAGTACGAACGCATCGACCATCCCTGCGCTTGAGGGAAAGATCGGATGCGCCATCGCGTCGTCGACGTACTTGCTCGCAAGGGTCGGGTCCATCGCATAGAGCTTTGAGAGCGCCCTTTCCTTCACCCGTACCCGCGTAATCTGGCTCGCTGTCGGCTTCGCGCCATTCTCCTGCGTGGTGTTCTTCAGCTCCTCGTAGGCCGCGATGACCGTCTGGGCAACCGCCTCCCTCACACCCGCCTCCGGGTTCATCGTCTGCGTTCTCGCCGGCGTCTTTGCGGGCGCTGGTGCAGGAGTTGCGGCCGGCGCAGGCGCAGGAGTCGAGGTTGCTCTCGCCGCCATCACAGTGGGCGCCGGCGTTGCGGACGCCCCTACCGGCGTCACCACCGGCGGCGTCTCCGCTGCGTTATCCTGGATAGGCACTCCCTCCTCAGCCTGGAGCCCTCCCGAGAGCTGCGGCATCTTGTCCGCAACGCGCATTGCGATCTCGGCGCCGGTCGGGTTTCGCGCCAGCAGCTCAGCGCTGAGCTGCGCTGCCGTCGCCTTGTCCCCCGCCCCGTACTCAAGCATCTGCAGCCACTGCTTCGGGTTTTCCTGTGCGAACTTCTGGTAATCGCCCTGGTACGCCTTCTTCACGATGGCATCGATCTGGGCAACCAACGAATGGTAGTTGAACTGCCGCGTCGCATCCGCGAGTCGCTTCTCCTCAGTCGTCGCGTTCCTCGCGTTGGTCGCTGCGTTCTGCGCTCCGATCTTGTTCTGAGCGATCCCCAGAAACGAACCGGACATCGTCGAGAAGCCCTGCAGCGCTTGGTCAACCGCCGCACTGATGAGTTTCTGCGTATCGTTCCGCGTCCCCAGGACGCCCGGCATCACTACGTTTGCCATTTCACCCTCCTACAACGCCGCTATCAACGCTCCGATTCCGCCGGCCGCCGCCCCACCAGTTCCCAAGAACTGATTCAAGTACGTCAGAAACTGCTCGCCGGCGCTGGGCTGGTACTCGTACTGCGATCCGACGCCCGTCATCGAGCCGGCCCCAAGCCCCATCGCATTCAGCATGTTTGAGACGCCCTGCATCGCGCCCTGCTGGTTCGCCTGCCCATACTGGAAGCCGAGCTGCGCCCCAAGCCCCTGCTGCTGCGCTCCCAGCCCCATCATGTTGTTCCACAAGTTGCCCGTGAGCCCAATCTGCTGCTGGCCCAACGCCGACTGCACGTCAGCGAAGGGCTTCGCCATCCCCGCTCCGATCGCTCCCGCCGCAGCGCCCGACCTCCCTGCCCCGTAGCCCATGTTGGAGAATCCGCCCGCGATCGACCGGCCCGCCGCTTCGCTCTCCGTTGCCGCCCTCGCATTCAATGCCGCCTCAAGCGGTGAGAGTTGCCCGCTGACAAGCCCTGAGAGCCCCCCCGCATTCCCCATGAACTGGCTCATGAAGGCGTTCGCGTCAAACCCAGGATTCGTGATCCCGAAGTTGCCGCCCCCGCCCGCCATCATTGCAGCCAGCCCCGAACTGAGCCCACTCCCAACGCCCAGCGGGTCGTAGGTGCCCATCCCCGCTGCCGCCTCAGTCCCCGTCACCACAGGCTCGTACGTGCCTCGTCCCACCTTACACCTCTCTTTCCCATATCATGCATGAAAGCTCCCCACCTGGGAAGCCTATCTCCCTGAATCGCCCCGTTACATGGAAGCCAAATCGCTCCGCGAGCACCCTCAGTGACCGCACGAAAAGAGGCACCGCGATGAAGATGCGCCTCTTCCCAAAGTGCCCTGCGATCGCCTTGAGTGCCTCCTCATCCTGCCGACGAGGTCTTCCCCAAAAGACTGGGTGCAGCGTAATCCCCTTCGGATGATTCTCAATCCAGGCCAGTCCCCACGGGAACTCGTAGACCGCATCCGCTTCCGCCACCACGCGCCGAAACTGCTCAAAGCTGAAGCCATCAACGCGCCTCCAAGGACCTTCCACGTCAGCTAGCTGCACCCACCATCGTATGACCGCTTCAGCCGAAACTACTGCCGCCTCAGGGTACATCCTGCAACCTCAACGAAAGTTCCTGCCCACCAGCCTTCACCCTCACCGTGATCCCCTCGATCACATACGAAGGAACCTGCGAGCTTGAAACCAGCCTCACGCGCAACCTCGACGACTTCGCCCGCAGATTCGCGTAGCCTTCCTTCTTCCCTACCTTGATCGTGAGCGTCTCCTTCGGCATCCAGGTCTCAGCTCCGTCGACCGATACGAACAGATCGAACACGATCGGCACCGCCCTCAGCCCCCCGAACAGCTCTGAAATCTCAACGCTGATCCTCGAGAGCGCCTTGTCTACGTCAGGAAATCCAAACGTCAAGTCACCCGTCTCGAACATCGCCGTGACCGACGACCCATCTATGTCGATCAAGCCGGAGCCTGCTCCAATCTTCCTGAGCGCTCCAAGCTGCTCAAGTACGACGTAGCGGCGCGAGTCCTGCGCCGTGAACGCACTCCAGTCCCTCGTGTAGGCATCCCAATACAAAGTCATGGACGCCCAATCCTCCACCTGCGTGTACCATACCGAGGTCAGCATGTAGCTCTGGATCGTGTCCATCGACCATGCCTTCGTCTCAAGGTCGTAACTCCAAAGTTCCGTCATCACACCCGTATCCTGCGTGATCCCGAACAGCAACCGGCTCTCAAGCAGGTCCGTCGTCGCCTGCGATCGCCACAGTTTCATCTTCGACGTGACCATCTGCTCGACGACCGGCTTCGCCAGCGGCCCGAACCCGCTATTCGTCAAATAGTACACGTTGTCCTGCCCCAGGAACGCAATCCCATCCAAGAACTTCGTGACCGCCAACTGCGCCGCGAGCCCAACCCCACCCGTATCGAGCTTTGTGTCGAAGCTCACCGGCAAGTCAGGTATATTCGTCGGCCTCCCAATGTAGATCGCATCCTGAAAGAACGCCACCAAAAGCGATCCCAGCGGGACCAGTCTCAGCATCGGGCTTGACGTGTAGTCGAGATCCAAGAACGCCAATGGGTCACTCAGGTCCGTAATGTCGAGCGCGTCGCTCCACCGAAGACGCGCCGGTCTCTCTCCATCCGTCCCATCAATCAGGTTCCCGTACCACATCCGCTCGTTCCAAAAGCAGCAGCATGCTGCCTTGAACTTGCCTGTCGCCGGATACGTCGCCACCGCCGGAACGATCTCCGTTCCCGGCGTCGACGTAATCATCCAGGGCTCGTTCGCCCTCGACGTAAAGATGATCCTCTCCGTCAGCCGCGTGATGTCGACCAAGTAGGGCTCCGCAACGCCAACCTTCCTCTTTATCACGTACGTCTTGTCCGTGTGGGTCGCGGTCCAAACTGAATCGACCGTCAGCGATTCCTCACCCCCAACCGAGATGATCGTCTTCGTCTCTGGCGTACCCAGCGGGTCCACTGTCACGCTATCACCCGTCTTGATGAAGTTCGCAATCCATGTCATATGCGTCCCACTCGACCACGCCAGCGTGTTGGTCGAAATGGTCGCCGTTACCTTACCCACCTCATACTTGCGATCGAACCGCGTAAACGAGGTCGGCAAAACAGCGTAGACCCACGAGTCCGTTACGACGTAACGATTCATCCCCGTTGAGCCTGGAATCGACACCGCTTCCATCGCCACGGCGTTCTCCGGCAGCGTCGCTCCCCTGACGTAATCCTCAGTCGAGCTGCGTCTTCGCAAGCCTCTCGATACCGCCGTCATCCCTCTGAGATCGAAAAACGCCCCTGCCGGAGTCTCCTGCGGTGGAACGTTCCTCACAATCCCCTTGTTCAGGCGCCCGAGCGGTATCCCTTGAGTCCCCCCGTACCTGCCAGTATCGCTCATTTCCCATCATCCGGCGGCATCATCGTTGACGGCGTCGCCTTCGTTGTCAGATTCCTCACCGCCTCTGTCAGCGGCGTCCCGATCAGCGCCGGAATCACTTGCGCCACGAAGAACGGCCAGATGATCCCGATCAGCTTCCCAAAGTCATCCAGCTTCTGAGGCGCAAACAGGAACACCGCTACGCCACTCACTGCGGTCAAGACGAAGACCGCAACAACCGACATCTGCAGCACCTTGATCGCCTTCACGTTTCCCCCTTCGTGTGCTTCACCGTGCACTGCCTCTCATAGATGCCCGGCCAAACCAACGCCGGATCCACCGCCTTCTCGACCGGATCAACCGTTCGCCCTGGTATCGCCATCTGCATATGCAGGTGTGGCCCGTCATCGTAGCCCGAAGTGCCGCTCCAGCAAACGAACTCGCCCTTCTCCACGACGATCGGAACGAAGTTGATCTCCGGCAGCACGTAGCCCGTGTAATCCCCAGGCTTCCTCAACTTCGTCCCCTTGAACTCGAGCCCCGTCGTCTGCCACCTCTCATAGATCAACACCGGATCGACGTGGAGGAACACATACGTGTACGCCCTCCCGAACGCGATCGCCATCCCCCCCCCCCCCCCCACCAAGGTCCCCGAGTACGGCCACCAATCGCCATTCGGCCACCTCAAGTCCAGCTTGAAATCCCCATGCTGTCTCAGTATCTGGTAGTGAACTTCGACCCGCTCCGGCGCCACCACCCTCTGGTTTGCTCCCGCCGTATCCCACCCAAAGTGCCACTTCTGTGCTGTCGGCCTCGGCTCCCAAAAGTCATGCGTAATGGGCACTTCGCGCTCCAAGTAGAACCCTGGACTCGTCATCACCATCTCGCGGCCCTCACTTCGCTATTCTCTTGCTCGCGTAAATGATCGCTACCAATATCAGCCCTGCAGTCGAGACGATGGAGACTATGATAGGTACGGCCTCTTGAAACTTGATCTTCGGCTTGAGGAAGAGCTTATTCACCTGTTTCGTCAACTCAGTGATTTGTTGAGCCATCGCCGTGGTCGCGGCTTGGAGTAGCGGTACTTGAGTAGCAAAGCCGTTGATAGTTGTACTGACAATCTCCAGCGTCTCTATCGTCGACTTGATGAACCCGTCGCTACTGCCCTCCGGCCCGTAGAGCACGGTCCGCATCTCGGCCAGCCCTTTCCCCAATTCCCTGAGATAGTCGATCTGGTCGCATCGGTGCAGATCACTCAAGAAATCCTCCCCTTTCCGTTACAGTACCTCACAACCAGTACCCCAGAAGTTCCAGGTAGAATCCCGAGATCGCGGCATTACTGAACCAAGTATCCAAAGTCAGAGAAGCATCTAAGGGTACTATGCCCGCAAGGTGGATATTCTGGCCTGCAAGTTGGATGTCTTGTCCTAACCAAGTAACCCCTGACCCTGTGCTCTTAAAAACGTAGTAGACGCTGGCAATCGAGGATTGACAAAAC